CGAAAGAGGCGTTCAGAAGCTTAAGAACAGATATAACGAAGATACGCCTTCTTACCACGAATATATGCAGCAGAAAGAATCGTTAGATATTACTGATGCTGTTCCTAGACGACAAAGTGGTGGTACTCCAGAACAAGCAGTTAACACCACGCATATTCCGCATTATTCAACGAATATAGAAGATCGTAGGAATGAAAGTCCTCCGGACCAATTTGATAGTCTTGGCTTAGATAAAAAGTTTCTAGATGCAGAAAAGTATAAAAAGTAATGGCCGGTAAGGTATTAGAACTACAATCTATTATAGAACCAGATAGAATGGGAACCGAGATCGCTCGGAACCAGTATACTTGGAATATGCTTCGACAACCTTGGATTGAAGAGGTTAAAGAGATTCGTCAGTACATTTATGCTACTGATACTACCAAAACATCTAACTCCAAGCTTCCGTGGAAGAATAAGACTGTAGTTCCCAAGCTCTGTCAGATCAGAGACAATCTCTATAGCAATTATATGGCTTCGCTCTTTCCCAAGCGTAAATGGCTTGAGTGGGTAGCAGAGGAACGTTCTGCAGCTACCTTGCAAAAGAAAGACGCCATCACATCCTACATGTGTTATGTGATTGCACAAAAGTCTTTCAAAGATGAAGTCTCCAAGTGTATTCAAGATTATATAGATTATGGTAATTGTTTCTCAATCGTCGAATGGCAAGACTTCAGAGTCCCTGTTCCCAATTTACAAAGGCAGGAAATTATTCAAGTTGGTTATGCCGGACCAGGAATGCGGAGAATCTCTCCGCTAGACATCGTCTTCAATCCAATAGCTCCTTCATTTGATGAATCGCCAAAGATCATTAGATCTCTGGTTTCTATCGGTGAAGTCAAAGATATGCTAGAGAAGCTGTCTGATGACGGCAACCGTAAAGAATATATGGAACTATATACTTATCTCAAGAACTTGCGTAAGCATGTGCAAGGGTTTGGTGGTGAGTTACACGTCAAAGACGAATTCTTCCGGGTTGATGGTTTCGACAGTTATCAAGCATACTTGCAAAGTTCGTATTGTGAAATCTTAACTTATTACGGCGATATCTATGACACAGATAATGACACGTTCTTAAAGAACCAGATCATTATGGTCATTGATCGTCACAAGGTTCTCTCTAAGAAAACTAATCCTTCATTCTTTGGTAAAGCTCCAATCCACCATGTTGGATGGCGCCGTCGCCAAGACAATCTGTGGGCAATGAGCCCTCTTGCAAATTTGGTAGGTTTGCAATATCGCATCGACCATATTGAGAATATGAAGGCGGACTGTTTCGATCTTATAACATTTCCTCCGTTAAAGATTAAAGGATATGTCGAAGATTTTGAATGGGGTCCCATGTCTCGCATTCACATTGGTGACGATGGTGATGTCGAAATGTTGGTGCCTCCATTTCAGGTTTTACAAGCGAATACTGAAATACAATCCATCATGGCTTTGATGGAAGAGCTTGCCGGAGCACCTAAGGAAGCTATGGGCTTCCGTACTCCTGGTGAGAAAACTAAATACGAAGTACAACGAATGGAGAACGCAGCTTCGCGTATCTTCCAGAATAAGACAGTTCAATTCGATGAACAATTCATGGAACCCAATCTAAACTCTATGTTAGAGATTGGTCGACGTCGAATGACCAACGATATCATTGTTAAGTACTTCGATGATGAATTAAAAATTGAAACGTTTATGGACCTATCACCGGACGATATTTCTGGTGAAGGACGTATTAAGCCATTTGCGGCGAGACACTTCGCAGAGCAGGCAGAGCTAGTCCAAAACTTAAATAGCCTATCTCAATCGCCTGTCTGGCAACAGATCTCTCCACACTTTTCTACCATCAAGATGGCTAGAATGTTTGAGGATATCTTTGATATTACGGATTACAAGATGGTGATGCCGTATGTGGCAATAGCTGAACAAGCTGATGCCGAGAAGATTGCTAATGCTCAGCAAGAGCAAATCCTCATGGAAGCGTTAACTCCAACAGGTTTAACACCTGACGATGTTAACGCTATGCCGCCACAACAGATGCAACCTATGCAGAATATGCAAGCACCACCACAGCAGGGGCAGCCTGGTGGATATTAGATGGACATCTGATCTTCCTCCTGAGACCAAAGAGGACTTTCAGAAACTCCTGCGTAATTCGCAGGTACAATTTGGTAAGCTACTTCAAATCTTAGATGATGAAGAGCAAACCTTAAATAGACAAGAATCTACAATTAAAGACTTCGAAGACCCAAACTGGAGTCATAAACAAGCTTTTCGAAACGGTGACCGAAGTCGTATTAGAAAAATGAAGGAGTTATTATCCTTCGTCAGGAGATAAGAATGACCAATAGTATTATCGACGATAAAGATCTAGACTTCGTTGACCCCGAAAAAGACTACTACTCCGAATTAGTCGGAGCAGATAAAAAGTATAAAACCAACCAAGACCTTGGTCGGACTGTTGTTGAAAAGGACGCTTATATCAAACGTCTTGAGCGTGAGAACGCAGAGAAACTCGAAGATATTAAACAACTTCAAACAACTAAAAACTTAGAGGACATCCTTAACCAAATCGAGGTCCTCCGTACGCAGCCTCCTAGTAACGGAAATAACCAAAGACGTGAAGCGGAACAAATGCAAACTACCGGCTTAACTTCAGCAGAAGTCGAAGCTCTCATTCAGAAGCGTGAAATGGTGAACCAACAAAGGGTTAATCGTGAATCGGTTCAGAAGAAGCTTCGTGAAACTTACGGAAAAGATTACGTAAGTAAAGTTGAAGATGCGGCCACTCAACTAGGCATGACTATCGAACATCTCGATAGCGTAGCTGTTCAAAATCCAAATGCCTTCTATAGGCTGATGGGGATGGATCAGACGACTCAGCGTAAAGCTGATGACTTTAGTCCGCCTAAATCAAGGTTAAACTTTGATTCTAGTACTTCTTCGTCCGGTAAGAAGAACTTTGCGTATTATGAAGATATGCGAAAAAAGAAGCCTAGTGAGTATCACTCAATCAAAATCCAAAATGAAATGCATAACGAAGCATTAGCTGCTTACGAGCGTGGCGAAGACTTCTATGCATAAACCTAACTAGGAGACAAAATGGCAGGTTTTTCTTATGCAAATAACGAACATCTAGTTCGTTCTAATTTGTGGAGTAACCGCCTTAAGGAAGTCCTTATTGATGAACTGCTCGGCTGTACTAAGTACGTCGATTGGATCACCGACTTCCCCGATGGCGATACGATTAATATCCCGTCGATTGGTCAAGCAGAAATTCAGGATTACGCGGAGAATCAGCAGATTCGCTACACAGCGATGGACACCGGTAACTTCACGTTCTCCATTGACCAATACAAGTCTTCGGCTACGTACATTACAGAGAGGATGAAGCAAGATAGTTTCTATATGTCTCGCCTCATCGCTTCATTCGTTCCTAAGCAGCATCGCGCGCTTATGAAGGCTCTTGAAGTGAAGATCCTCGATGTCGGTCCGGCTAGCCAGACTTTGACGTCCACCAACGCAATTAACGGTGCATCGCACCGGTGGGTGGGTCAAGGTCTCAATGAAACAATGGTTCCACAAGACTTCGCTAAGGCATTATTTGCCTTAGAGAAGGCTAACGTGCCAACCCGTGATCTCATTGCGATCGTTGATCCGTCTGTCGAATATGCGATTAACACCATGACTAATCTTGTTAACGTGTCGAACAACCCAATGTGGGAAGGCATTATCACATCCGGTATTTCTACCGGCATGCGGTTTATCCGGAACATCTACGGTTTCGACGTGTACACTTCGCAGAACCTGAAGGTTAATGCGGCATCTGAAGCTATTAGCGGTGTTACCGCAGCGGCTGGTGTCAATAACATCTTCTTCTCTGCAGCCAGTGACGTGGTTCCTTTCGTCGGTCTGATTCGTCAGCCCCCGAAGGTGGACAGCGAATACAAGAAAGATTTCCAGCGTGAAGAGTATGTCACAACCATGCGTTATGGTGTGAAGCTGTTCAGGCCAGAAAATCTGGTTGTGGTTGTCACTGACACTGATCAGGTCTAAGGAGTAAAAACTTATGGCTGTTGTTGATCTAAATCCAAACAACTACGTCAACGCGGACGGGCTTAACCAATACTTTGGTCTTGGTGAAGCAGTCGTCACGCGTGGTGGTGAGTTCGAGATGACGGATGGCAAGCATCTGACGGAGGTTTTTATTGATCTCCCGACGATCTCTGCATCTCTGTCTAACGAATACATTGTCGCTGACAACGTTACCATTCCCGCCGGCGCTCTAATCGAAAAGGTTGAGCTTATGGTGACGGAAGTTACTGCAGGTTCAAGCTCTACGCTTGATCTTGGTCTTGTTGACCAGGATCGAACGACAGAGATTGACTTTGACGGTTTCATCGTAAATGGTACGACCACCTGGCATACCGCAGCAATCGGAACAATTGTAGAATATGTCCAAGGCTCCACCGAACACGGTGCGCTCATTGGAGAGGTTCTAACTAATACCGGTCTAATTACGGCTTCTGTCGATACCGCAGCATTCACTGACGGTGTGGTCCGAATTCGTATTTACTGGTCTGTCCCGTTAGCGGCTGACCTCTAACTGGAACTTGGGGGTCTAACGACCCCCTCTTCCCCTATTTTTAAAGGAGATTAAAATGGGTTCCTCAACTGAAATGGACTTCGGAGGGTTAACCTACGTAGTCAAAGATATTAAAGTCGGAGCTACTGCTCCTGGCCAGGCAGGAACATCATTAGCAAGTACAGAACTTGTTGTCCTTGATGGTGCTAGTTCTGCTAATACAGGAACAAACAAAGCAGTAATCACCGGAACCTCCGGTGCTATTACTGTTGCAGGAGTAGCTACTTTTGATGCTACACCTGTGTTTTCGACTACGAGTACCTTTACAGGCGCTCCAACCTTTAACGCCGACCCCGTTATTGGTGCAGGTAAGACTATCAATTTAGATAGTGCTCCTGCTTCACTCACAAGTAACGCAGTTACACTGACCAAGTTTGCTGGCGTTATTACTACAGAATCCTTAACTACAGCACATACGGCTACAGCTACTTTTGTCATCACTCTTGTTGGAGTGGCGGCAGGAGATTTAGCTTTTGTCACAATGGCTGGTGGAACCAATTCCGCTGGTATTGTGGGAACACCTAATGCTGTAACTTCCACAAATACGATTACGGTTACCATTAAGAATGAAGCGTTAACTACGAATGCATTCAATGGAACTCTGATCTTTAATTTGTGGGTACTAAAGGCATAAAGGAGATATAATTGGCTAACGTCGCACATTCCACACTAACAGGCTCAGCTTTACACGAACCAAAAGGTGTTAGTGCTGCTACGTCTGGACAAGTTTATATTGCAGATGGCGCGGGAAGCGGAGCCTGGAGTTCCGCTTCTACCGCCTTAACTCTTACTGGACAAATCTCTGACTTCTGGACATTAGCTCCTCCTTCGGGATGGCTTGAATGTGATGGAAGTAGCGTATCCAGAACTACCTATGCAGCTCTATTCGCAGCTGTAACAATTCAACAGTCTGGTACCAGAACTAACGGTTCTGCGATTATTACTGGATTATCCTCAACTACAAACATGCGTGCTGGTTATTACATCGGTGGCACAGGTATCACCAACGGAACTACAATCCTAACGGTTGATTCTGCTACTCAAGTAACTATGTCCGCTAATGCTACTTCCTCAGGAACTAGCACATGTATTATCTCTGCTGGCGCTTTAGGCGACGGCAGCACTACCTTCACGCTCCCTGATACTACGACTTCTGGTCGTTATAGACGTTCTCGTTATAGCACCAATGTTATTGGTCTAACACAAGCGGCTTCATTTCTAGATCATACACATTCTGTATCAGGTACATCTGGAACAGGAACTTCGCATAATCATTCGTTTACAGGCGATCAGCAAACTGTTTCATTAAACCAAACTGTTACTCGGCCTGTTGCCGGGTCGGATATGCAAGTTGGTTCTGGTGTATTTTCCACAACTACTGCAACGCCTACCGTTACATTCACTCCAACAGGTACAAATGCTGCAGAATCTTCGCATACTCACTCATTCAGTGCTACTTCGGGATCTCCTTCTGCAGGCAGCGGTACTGAAACACGCCCAGTTACGATGGTCGTACTGACTTGCATTAGGACTTAATATGGCTAAAATAACATTAAACGATGTAGCTAACTTTCAGAACGACTCTACCGCAACATCTACATTCAATGCTAACAATACGTTAGTTGAGACTGCGATGGAGAACACATTATCCAGAGACGGCACCAGTCCTAATCAGATGGGTGCCGATCTGGATATGAACTCCAATCGTATTCTTAATCTTCCTGCAGCAACAACTTCAGGCGAACCTGTTC